CAAACAAAGTCTACAACAACATGATTAACTGCAAGATCACACATAGTCATCATACGGTTAGCTTGTCGCTTTCTACCATTCTCTGTAAAATCCCAATCTTCAAATAGCTTTCTAATATCATCAGCATTAAAGTGAGGTATTTTTTTATTCTCAACTAATTTCTTTGCAAATGTAGTTTTTCCAGATCCAGGTAATCCGAATATTAAAATTTTCATATTATTTCTGCTTTCCCTTCTATCATTGTTAATTTACCAATACAACAAATATTCCATTTTTGTATTCCGCCTTCAAAAGTACATTCATCAAATACAGGTACTTTTATGTTTAAATTTTTTGCTAAAATCTCTTTACCATTCTCAATAATTCTCCAAACTAAATCACTTTCACCATGTTTAGTATTATATCTAATATGATATTTATTCATTAAAATTTTATATGTCCGTACTTATCTATAATACGTTTCGGTATCATAGCTTTATAAGGATTGTCTTCCTTTCTAACTTCTTCTTTAATAATGTGCATCTTGTTTCCAACGATGGTATCGTCATAACCTATACCATTAATATTAATCTGTTTCAAGTTTTTAAATGCATGTTTGTAGTTAGGTATATTTAAAAATTTATATACTTTATTTATCTCAATTTCTGGTTGAGTTACTAAATCATCATATCTTAAATAATGACAAAGTTCTGGATAGTTAAAAGAATTCTTTATGGCTTCTAAATCTTTTGCAATAGCACCATCTTTATTCATTAACATAGATAATTTTTGCTCAATCGTTGTATGACCATATTTATTTGGAAAAGCAGTTGGCTCATTTTCAAACCATTTAATATAAGATGCTAATACATCCATTAAATCTCGAAGAATAATAATTACTTTAAATGGACGTTTGAAATGATTTTGCATCAACATAAAATTACCAGGTGTCATTACAGGACCGCGATCAATAATATAACGTTGCGGCCAATCTTTATAAAAGACATCAAAGACAGAATCTAATACGTTATCTAATGATTTATGATCTGGATAGTTTTGAAATACATCTGTTTGTTTAAGAAGAAATAAATCCTTCATAATTTCTAATGTAATAGAGTTTGCAGTCACTACCAAATTAGGATTTTGGTTCATGATTGATGCAAATAAAGTATTACCTGATCTTGGTAATGCTACTAGAAAGAATAATTCTTTAGTCATTTCTAAAGGATCTATAGCACTTTCTTAAATAATTTTAAAGTCTTATTTTAAAGAACCGTTTGTTTTATGTTGAATACCGAAAGTAGGTTGGCTGGGTTGTAATAGTTTTTTATCACTCATTTCTCTTTCAATAGTTTTTAATTGACCCAGAACATTGAATACTTCTGCTTGTGAAGAACCAGGAGTTAATGTTTGTACTTTATTTTGCATAATCTGATGATATGATTCTAATTGATGTAAATTTACATCCTTCGTATTAAACGTTCCATCATTAAATTCTTTTTTCAAATTAGACCACATTTGAATTTCTCGCATACGATCTTTAGCCGTTAATTCCATATTTGCTTTTGCATAAAGCTTTTCATCTAAATCTATTTTGAAACACTCTAATTTATATTCATCTGTTTCAGTTTCTAATTTCTTTTCTAACCATTTAATCTTTGCGTCATTTCTTCTGTAATCAAAAGAGAGTGACATTAAGTTTTCAAGGAATACATTTTGTTCTCTAACACATTGCCAGTATTTAGAAGCATAAGTTGGATACTTTGCATCTTGAAGAACTGAAATTCTAGCTTCTGTTTCTGTTCTAAATATTTGTTTTTTTGTCCAAGTATCACGAAGTTCATCAACAAGAGATTTAAAATTAAACATATCTTCTTTTGTTAAAAGATTGTTTAAATTAGTTTCTTCTTTTTGGATTAATTCTTTTATATCTTTTTTCTCAATCATTAAGAAGATACTATACTAATTCTGTATGTAATTAAAGGACTATGTTGCTGATACCGTTCTAGTTACTGCTAAACCTGGTGGGCTGTATTCTTCTGTGGCATTAGCACCATATCCTCCAAAACCTAAACCTGCTGTTTGTGTTCCTGCTCCTGCTAAAGCTGCTCTAGTTGTATTTAAATTTCCTCCACCTGACCAAGCAGTTCCGTTATATTCTTCTGTTACAGGCGTTCCAATATTTCCTGCTAAAAGACCTCCAAATGCAAGTCCCGCTGTTTGCGTTCCTGCTCCTGCTAAAGCACGTCTTGCCGAAGCTAAATTTCCACCTGATGTCCAACTTGCACCATCATATTCTTCTGTGTTTGCAAAAACAACTGTTGTACTTCCACCAAAAGCTGCAGCAACTGTTTGCGTTCCTGCTCCTGCTAAACTATCTCTTGCAGTACCTAAATTTCCACCTGCTGTCCAACTTGTTCCGTCATATTCTTCTGTGTTAGCAACAGCAACTGTTGTAATTCCGCCGAATGCTAAAGCAACTGTTTGTAATCCACAACCTGCTAGAGCACGTCTACCTGTTCCTAAATTTCCACCACCTGTCCAAGCCGTGCCATTATATTCTTCTGTAAAATTTTTATTTCCTGCATTATATCCACCAAATCCTAAACCCGCTGTTTGCGTTCCTGCTCCTGCTAAAGCACCTCTTGCGTTTGCCATATTTCCTCCAGCTGTCCAAGAAGTCCCATCGTATTCTTCTGTGACTGCTGTATAACCAGAACCACCAAATGCTAAACCAGCAGTTTGTGTGCCTGCTCCGCCTAGACTAGATCTAGCTGTAGCTAAATTCCCACCCGTTGCCCAAGTACCAGTTGTAGTAAGTGCTCTATACTTTAAAGCAGGCGTTGCTGTATTAAACCACACCTGTCCCTTAATCGGGTTAGATGGATCTGCAGATATAACATTAATCTTGCCACCAAATATTTGATAATATGTACTCATGTTGCTGATACCGTTTTAGTTGTTTGTGTTCCTGCTCCTGAATATTCTTCTGTGTTTGCAACTGCGACTGTTGTAAAACCACCAAATCCTAAAGCTGAAGTTTGTATACCTGCTCCGCCTAGACTTTGTCTTGTTGTTCCTAAATTTCCTCCTGCAGTCCAAGAGGTTCCGTTATATTCTTCTGTGGCGTTTGTATTGGCTGTTGCATATCCACCAAACCCAAGCCCTGCAGTTTGAGTACCTGCTCCTCCTAAATCACGTCTAGCAGTATTCATATTTCCACCAGCAGTCCAAGAAGTGCCATCGTATTCTTCTGTGACATTAGTAACAGCTGTTGTAAAACCACCAAATCCTAAAGCTGAAGTTTGTATACCTGCTCCACCTAGAGCTCGTCTTGTTGTTCCTAAATTTCCTCCAGATGTCCATGAAGTGCCATTGTATTCTTCTGTTACATTAGTATTAGGTCCTATATATCCACCAAAACCTAAAGCAGCAGTTTGCGTTCCTGCACTTCCTAAAGTAAATCTAGCTGTAGATAAATTTCCTCCAGCAGTCCAAGAAGTGCCATCGTATTCTTCTGTAGCTGCTGTAGATGGTGGTAGATATCCACCAAAACCAAGCGCTGCAGTTTGAGTTCCACATCCTCCCAATATACGTCTAGCAGTTCCCATATTACCACCTGCTGTCCAACTTGCTCCATTATATTCTTCAGTAGCTACTGTATTAGCTGTTGTATATCCTCCAAAACCTGCCGCTGATGTTTGCGTCCCTGCTCCACCTAATAATCTTCTAGCAGTACCCATATTTCCACCCGTTGCCCACGCTCCAGCTACACTAGCTTCTCTAAATTTCACAACCTTACTAGTCGAGTTATACCACACTTGTCCGTTGATTGGGTTTGATGGATCGGATGCCACGACATTAACTTTACCACCAAAGATTTGATAATATGTGCTCATAAATTTATGTTGCTGTTACCGTTTTAGTTACATTTGTTGCTCCTGTGTATTCTTGTGTGGCTGCAGTAGAACCTGTTCCATCATTTCCACCAAAAGCTAAACCTGCTGTTTGAGTACCTGCACCTCCTGCTCCATTTGTAGCTGTAATTAAATTTGTACTTGCTGCCCAAGAAGCACCGTTATACTCTTCTGTTGCAGAAGATGGTCCATTACCACCAAAACCTAAACCTGCAGTTTGCGTTCCAGCACCTGTTGCACCATATCTTGAAGTTCCTAAATTTCCTCCTGCTGTCCATGAAGTTCCATCATATTCTTCTGTTGAATTACCAGATGGATAACCTCCAAAACCTAAACCCGCTGTTTGAGTTCCTGCACCAGCTAAAATATATCTAGTTGTATTCATATTTCCTCCACCTGCCCAACTTGTGCCATCATACTCTTCTGTGTTATTAACTGCTACTGTTGTAAACCCACCAAAAGCTAAAGCAGAAGTTTGAGTTCCACAACCTGCTAAAGAAGCTCTTGCTGTCGCTAAATTTCCTCCAGCTGTCCAACTTGTACCATTATATTCTTCTGTGTTCGCATATCTAGTAGGGCCATAAATAGCACCACCAAAAGCTGCAGCAACTGTTTGTAAACCACAACCTGCTAAACCATATCTAGCTGTAGCTAAATTTCCACCTGCTGTCCAAGAGGTACCATTATATTCTTCTGCACCATTTAACGCAGTAAAAGCTGCATTTCTACCAGCAAAAGCCAAACCTACTGTTTGAGTTCCTGCTCCACCTAGTGATACTTTTGCAGTTCCTAAATTTCCACCACTCGCCCATGCGGCTAGATTAATAGCTCTATATTTTAAAACTTCCGTTGTGGTGTTATACCACATTTGACCTTCTATAGGATTTGATGGATCTGCAGATACGACATTAACTTTTCCACCAAAGATTTGATAATATGTACTCATAGGTTAAACATTTTAAATATTTATTCTGGTAATACGATATCATTGGGTCTTGCATTTTGTTTTTTTCTAAAATCATCTGCTGGTAAAGCATCCCATGCTGCTTGTGCAATTTGTACTTGTTCAGTTACGATTGCTTGTGCTTCTTGTACAGTTTTTCTAACTCCTGCAATACCATTGATCCATATATTTGCATTTCTATCGTTTGCTGGAACTTGCCACACGTTTCCTGGAAATCCAGAGATTGAAAATTGAGATGAATCGTTGTTGGTGATAAAACCTTTACCCCAACATTCTGCTACACAATATTGATAATTTTTATTTGCCATAGTTTCTCCTTTTAATTATTTTGTAATAGCCAACCTTGAGTATCATCTGTAAATACTAATGTAAGTCCAGCTCGTTCTTGGTTTACGGTTAAATCTTCTGCTAAACCTTGAATGGGTTTGCCGTTTCTTGCTATTGTTAAATTGTTAGTGTCAAAAGTTGCATTGTAATCAATGAATGATATAAAATCTCCAAGTGTTGGAGAAGCAGGAAGCGTTGCTGTAATTACACCACCTGATGTATTTACAAAATAACCATTCTTAGATACTACAGTAAGACTTGATGTTACTACTGCTTGCCACGCGGCGCCACCTGTAACTGTTGCAAAAGATAAATTTCCTGAACCATCAGTTTGTAATACTTGGTTTGTGGTTCCTGTTGCTGTTGGTAATACTAGTGTGTAAGATGAAGAAACAGTTGTTGGAGATTTAATTCCAACGTATTGACCTCCTGTTGCATCTTCAAATCTAGCTTCATTTTGATTTACTAAATTTATTTGTGATAATTGTGAATTTATATCCGTAACATTTGTTCCATCAGAATATAATAATTTTATACCTTTATCAGTGGCTGCAAAAGTAGCACCTGTTCCTGAAGTTGTTTTAAACGTAACTGCAAAAGAACCTGATGTTGAATTTTTAACGGTATAAACTTTTTCAATACTATCTGGAATAATAACATTAACTGAAGAAGTTAAAGTTCCTGTTAAATTTAAAACGGCGTTTTTACCATTTGATAATGCACCATTAGAAAAAGCTAAAGTAGCACCTGTTGTTGCATTTAATGAAACTGATTCATAACCAGCAATTGATTGCTGTAGAATATTTAGATTTGTATTTGTGATATCTCCCCATAATCCGGCGTTCTCGCCAGTAACCATGAGTTCTAGTTTAAGGTCTGTAGAATAACTTGATGCCATATTAATTCCCTATGCTTGTTTATTAAATTTATGCAGCCGTGTCAATCTCCGTCCAAGTTGCTGGAGTTCCTGTATTAACAACTGTCCAGATTTGATTATTAATACTATTTATCGACATAGTCAACGTATTTCCTGTTACATTTACATTGGCATTTGCTGTTAAATTTACGCTACCTAAAGCTGATATTAATTGTTGACCGGTTACCTCTGCATTTGCTGTTGCAATAACTACTGTTCCTACAGCTAAAGAAGCAGTCATTCCAATACCTACAACTATAGCATCTGGTGAAGGATCAACATCTCCTAAATTAGATGTTAATTGTTGTCCTGTTATATCAACATTAACATCTGTAAATGCTGTAACTGAATTTAATGTAGTACTTAATAATTGACCTGTTACATCAACAGGAGTGTTTAATAAAATTTCAACTGAATTTAAATTAGCTGTTAATTGAAATCCTACTATTTCAATCGGATTTGATGCAATAGAGATACTTACATCACCTAAAATAGAAGTTAATTCTTGACCTGTTACATCAACTTCTACATCTGTAAAAGCTGTAACTGAATTTAAAGTAGCTGTTAATTCTTGACCGACAAGAGCAACATCAGGACCTGGATCAATGTCTCCTAAAGTAGTTGTTAATTCTTGACCGGTTAAATCAACATTAGCATTTGCTAAAGGTGTAACTGAATTTAAATCAATGGTTAATTGTTGTCCTGTTACAAGAACATCTATTCCAATTGCAACGGAAACACTTTCTAAATTAATATTAAGATTATTTATGCCGCCAAAAGTCCCTTGACCCCAAGTATCTTCACCCCAAGCTGTGTCAGTTGGACTAATTACTTCAGTTGGAATATTTTCATTCCAAGCTCCCTGTCCCCAGGTGCCTCTACCCCAACCGTCAACAATAGCCATGCTGAACTCCTATTATCCGGAGATTCTTAAAATAGCTGCTGATGATGTATCTGCTGGGAATTGAACTGTGAATGTTCCAGCCGTTGCAGTTTTATCTCCACCAAAATCTAATACGGCAACTACTGCATTTGAGTTTGATGTATTGTAAATCAAACATCCTGCTGCAGTTAAAGTAACTCCTGTAAAAGATATATCTGCAAAATCTATAAATGCAACTCCTGAAGAAACTAAAGGTGATATATTTGTTAAAACTCCACCACCTGTTGTATACTGACCAGTGTTTGCAACTTCATTTGTTGAAGTGTAAACAGTTGTTGCAGAAGTAAAAGATGCTGCAGAAGTGTATAGAGCAAGTTTAAAAACATTACCCGTAGTAGCTGTAAAATTATGACCACCTTCTAGTAGTTGTTGTTTAAAACTATTTGCAATTGCATTTCCTGTAAACGCCATATTTATCTCCTAATTATTATCCTTGTTTTTGAATCTGAGGTGAACCTTCTTGGAATTCATCTCGTCTTCTTCTTCCCATTTGTTCAATAGAGAATCCTTGTAACGCCGATTGATACTTTTGTTCATAGAACTGAATCATATCAGCAGGACCCTTTAAAAAACCATACGCCTCAACAAGGCATGCATATAATAAACCAGAGGGAAATTGCTGACTTAAATATGTTGTCGAATTACTAGCAGATAAACCAGCCGGCTTCAAGGTATAATTTAACTGCATTGTGTAATTAATATCTGGGGTAGGAGCTACAATTAATGTCTGTTCATCCCAATAACTAAAGTATTTAGGTAATCCTTGTGCTTGAGTATTATTATATTCATTAATAAATCCGGTATCTCTATATTCTACTTGATAATATTCTCCTCCACTTAATATCTGACATTCTCTTATAATTAAGGTTTGATCTGTTAAAAGAGGTGTACTTACATATTGTTGACCTGCAATAATAGAAGCTGTTGC